CAAATGCCCGAACCGCCGGAATACCATGTATTTCAAAATATGGTGTTTTTACCGTTAAACCGATGTTAAAACATTAATTAACAACGTGCCGGGGTCAATGACCCCGGCATCAAATAAAAATTCAATTACGGCATGAATTATGGATATTTTGAAATTAAAAATAAAATATATTTTGGAATTTATTTTTATTTGTTTTGGTTCCATTGGTTTTTACGCATTGGTTTTGTTTTTATCGGTTTATTTTCATAATTTTATTTTTTGATTTTTTGCCCATATGGAATTAGCCCCATATGGGCAATTTTTTTACCCATTGGCTCCCCCTCCGTGAGACCCCCGATCCAGGGTCCTAGTATCCAGGGTCCTAGTATCCAGAATCCAGAATCCAGAATCCAGAATCCTTAAACAATGGTACAAATATTGCATACAAAAAAGTATTTTACATTTAGACTATAATACATTATACTTCCCCTTATGGTCGATAAATATAGAGAGTGGATGCTCGAAAAAATGGTAGCGTGCGAGGGGAATGTACAGAGATTCTCAGAAGAGACTTCCGTATCTATCCCAGCGATATACATATGGCTAAGGAACAATGAACCCCTGTCCTTGGCCCGTAAAAGGGGTCAATATTTCAAGATGAAGAGAGAACTCATAAATCATGGATGTCTAGAAGAGGACCTCTAGTTCGAGCAGAACCCCTGCTTCAGGAGAAGAGGGAGGATATCAAAACATGGTGTAAAGAAGGAATGACTCCTCAGCAGCTGTGTGCAAGGCTGGGAATCACCGTAAGACACCTGGAACGGCTCATGGACGAAAGTTCAGAGTTCAAAGAATTGATTGAAACCGCTCGAGAAATTGTAGATTATAGAGTCGAAGGATCTCTATACCGCCAGGCGACAGGATATTTCGAAGAATCTTCGGAGACCATCATTCATCCAGATGGAACACAATCCACGAAGCTGATTCATAAATACTATCCTCCCAATATAGCAGCCACCCAATTCTGGTTGAAGAACCGCCAGCCAGAACGCTGGAGAGAGAACGGTGGTGTCATAGAGCAAGAGGATAAACCACCTTTGATAATCAACTTAACCCCTCCAGAAGAAGATGGAGATCAATCTATCCCCGATACAGAGTCAGGTACTTCTTGATCATCATCGGATGAAGGTCTTCGTGGCTGGACGGAGATCAGGGAAATCGTTCCTCAGCGTAGCATTCCTAGTCCAGGAAGCATTAGCAGGGAACAACCGATTAGTATTCTATGTGGCTCCGACCATAGGACAGGCTCGATCAGTAGCCTGGGGTCTGATGAAAGAGTGGCTGCCGTCCTGGTACACGAAATCTTGGAATGAGACCAGGTTGACCGTGATGCTTGCAAATGGGAGCCAGATATCCTTAAGATCTGCAGATAATCCTGATGCCATGCGTGGAGTGGGCCTTGATGCTTTGGTCATGGATGAGATTGCAGACATGAAACCTGAAGTGTGGTACGAAGTTCTTCGACCTGCTTGCTCCGACCGTCGAGCCAGAGTCATGTTCGTGGGGACTCCGAAAGGTTTGAGCAGTTGGGCCTTCGATGTCTACAAGAGAGCGAGAGATGAGACCGATGAAGAATGGATTTCGTTCACTTGCACCACGGCACAGGCAGGGTTTGTTCCAAAGGATGAGCTGTCATCGGCCCAAAAGGACCTAGATCCTCGGGTTTACCGTCAAGAATATGAAGCAAGTTTCGAGAGTCCTTCAGGAGTTGTCTATCCATTCTTCGATGAAGATAATGTTCAGCCAGTAGACGATGATGGAGGACGGATATTGGTAGGTATGGACTTTAATGTCAGCCCAGGCATGAGCGCAGTTTTGGGATGTAGGGTAGTTGACGAACTGCATATATGGGACGAAATCTTCATTCCAGGAGGGACTACTTTCGATATGGCAGATGAATTGGATCAAAAAGCGTCAGATAGAGAGGTAATCTGCTATCCTGACCCTTCGGGAAATGCGAGAAAAACTACTTCTCCGGTAGGAGTGACAGATTTTACCATTTTGAAGGATCATGGATTCCAGGTTAAAGCTCCTAGGCGAGCTCCGCTCATAGTTGACCGAGTAAATCTGGTAAATAGACTATTATGCAATGCAGAAGGAATTAGAAGGTTGTATATAAACTCAAAATGTAATAAACTTATAGAAAGTCTATCAACATTAGGCTATAAAGAGGGAACCAGTCAACCCGATAAGACTTCTGGACTAGATCATATGAGTGATGCTATAGGTTATTTGGTATGTAGTGAATTCCCCATGAGATCTAGATCAGCAGCCCTCGTAAGAACTATGGGGGTCGCTTGAATCGTACAAAAGAAGAGAAAGCGCTGATATCTCGTCCGTGCAAGATAGGAAATCGGCTCTTCATGAATGCTCGATCAGCAGCCCAGAAGAAGAATATCAGCCTCAGTACAGTTCGTCATCGCCTTGTGTCTCCCACTTGGCCTAGATGGAGGTACCTTGACTGGGAGGAATCGAAGAAAGCTTACCCTCATTTCAGAGAAAATGTGGGAAGAAGACGAATGTCCCTGAAAAATAGATTAAAGATGTCCAAACCTTTTTGGGGGGATGGGGAACTTTATTCGTCTATTTTTGACTGTGCAGGTAAAACAGGGTTGACAATTAATCCGATTCATCATAGAATTCAAAAGGAAAGTTTCCCAAACTGGAAGTATGCAACACAAGAAGAGATCGATACTGCTGTAGAAGATGGGGTATTTGAGTAACACCAGAGACGAAGGTCATCCCGACTGGAAGGACCATTTTCACATCTTCAAGAAGTGTCGAGATGTATTCCTCGGAGAAGATCGAATTAAGGACCAGGGGGAGGAGTACCTACCGTCTTTACCAGACCAATCTGCTTCTTCCTATCAGATTTATAAATCCCGAGCTACATTTTTAAACGCTTACAATAGGACCATTACAGGATTAGTAGGTTCTGTGATGCGTCGCCCAGCGAGTTACGAAGTTCCAGAGCGGATGCAAGATTATCTGCAAGATGTGAATATGCTGGGGTATGATTTACAGACTTTTCTGGGTCATGTCTTAAGAGAGACCTTCATTACTGGTCGATGCTTGATTCTGATAGATCGGAAAGGGGATGGTAGACCATATCTCACTCTTTACGGTGGAGAATCCTTCTGCGATTGGCGTTTAGATGATAATAACCGACCTTACTACATCCAGCTCAAAGAAGAAATAGATCTGACCAGTGATCCTGCCAGTAATCATGTGATGGAGGACCAGTACCGCAATCTTATGATTGAAGATGGAAGGTACATAGTCCGAGTTACACATCATCAAGAGGGGGATCAGCCAGAAATGAAGATTGTGGATGAAACAGAACCCACGATGAGAGGGGAACCCATAGATTTCATTCCGATTTCCTTGATAAATCCAGGAGGACCAGGTTTCTCGATCAATCAACCTCCACTTCTTGATCTTGCCAATCTGTGTATATCCCATTATAAGACTTCCGCTGATCTCGAAGCAGGTAGACATTATGTATCCATACCGACTCCTTATCTTATTGGTGTAGATCCAGAGGATTATGATACAGGAATAGCAATTGGCCCGACTTCAGCCATAGTAATACCCAATGAAGCAGCAAAAGTCGGTTTTCTAGAATTCGCAGGTGTAGGTTTAAAATCACTCGAAGAAGCCCTGACACAAAAAGAACACCAGATGAGTGTTCTCGGAGCTCGAGTGTTAGAACGAGTAAGAACGGGGGTCGAATCAGCAGAAGCTGCAAGGATTCACCAGGCTTCCGAACTTAGCATCTTAGCTACCATCGTAAACGAAGTGGAGAAATCAATCCTTGCTTCCTTGCGAATGATGGCTATGTGGGAGGGATTGGATCCTTCTCAAGTTTCACTTTCTATCAACCGTGATTTTGTAGATGCTAGACTACCTTCCAAAGATCTTCAGGCCTTAGTCGATAGTTATCTCAAGGGGGCATTATCTCTGGAAACATTAGTCTATAATATGAAACACGGAGAGATTTTAAGTGAAGAAACCTCCATCCAGGAAGAAGTCGATAAACTATCCCAAAAAGAAGTTGCATTGCCTTCTGATGAATGATAATGTCTTATAATCTAGAAAGATTTCGATATGGCAGAAGAACAAGAAGCTGTTGTTCAGGAGAACACGGAACAGCCACCTGTAGCCCAAGAGGCATCGCAGGACGTTGACGCTATGGTCCGAGCGGCAGTTGATAAGGAAGTTGCAGGACTAAAAGCAAATAATCAAGCTCTAAAGGAAGAGAAAAAGAAGTTCCAGGATAGAGCTAAGATAATTGATGATTTAGGTGGGGAAGAAGGCATCAAACAATTTCAAGAGATGCAAGTCCGCCTTTCTGAAGATGAAGATACAAAGTTGTTCCTCTCGGGTGATCGAGATAAGTACAACCAAAGAATTACCAATAGAGTTCGGGAAGATGCAGAAGCGAGAATAACTGCGATACAGGTCGAACTTGACGCTTCAAACGAGAGAGCTTCACTTGCTGAGGATCAGTATAGGAATCAGCAAGTGGCTCTGTCAATAAGAGAAGCAACTGGTAAAGCGGGAGTCAACCCAAGGCTCTCAAAAGCTGTTGAGGGTCAGATCGTAGGAGATGTCTTCTTCGATAAGAAACAAAATGAAGTTTTTGTTCGAGATCCCAACGACCCCGATTCCATTAGGTACGGGAGAGAAGGTAAGCCTATGACGGTAATAGAATTAGTAGACATGATGAGAGAAGATCAACCTGAACTATTCTTATCATCTACTGGAGCTAGCGCGGTCGGTGGATCTTCTTCGTCCAGACTCTTGCCTGGGGCAGTCTCAAAGATGAGCATGTCTGAATACGTAAAGGCAAGAAAAGAAGGGCGAGTCTAGTCGCCGAGCGACGCCACGGCACCTCAGGAGAGGCGTCGATCTTAACTTATGATTGATATCAAACGCCTCTTTTTCGAAAAGGAGTTATAATGGCAAATACCATTCTTACTAGTGATATATTGGCTCGGGAAGCTTTGATGGTTCTCGAGAATAACCTCGTTATGGGCGCTCTTTCAGATCGCCGATACGAATCTGAATTTAGCTCAGGACGCCAAGGCGATGCAATTCGCGTTAGACGTCCTTCCAGCTTCACAGCTGCAGAGTTCACGAATAACGGTACTGCTACTGTCAGTAACCAGGACGGTACAGAACTCGCAACTACACTAACTCTGGAAAAACTCTACGATGTCTCCTTCATGGTAACAGCAAAGGAAATGGCATTGAGTATTGACGATTTTTCCAGTAATCTTATGAAACCTGCCATGGCAGCCATGGCTCAGCAGATTGATGACTACATTCTCAGTAAATACATTGAGATCGGTGGTATGGCTGAAATAGCTGCTGCTGGAACGGGTATTAGTACTCTTGCTCATATTGCAGCAATTGTTCAAAGATTGAATGAACAAAAAGCTCCAATGCAAGGACGATCCTTGGTTGTATCCCCATCAGTTATGACTCAGTTATTTGCTGTTAGTGAATTCGCTAAAAGCAATGAAAGGGGTGATAATGGAACAGCTCTCCGGGAAGCTTCCCTTGGACGTTTCATGGGTATGGATGTCTACATGGATCAGAACATCAACACTCATACTACTGGTACTCAAAGAGCAGATCGAACTCTTGCAGTTCATGCTGATAGTACAGCCGTTGCAAAAGGTGCTACTTCCTTTGCTATTGATGGTAGCTCCAGTGGTAGTACAACTATCCTTAAAGGCGACGTTGTTCGTGTCACTCATCCTTCCGGGAAGAATTATGACTATGTCGTAACGGATACTTCTGTAACAGGTCAAAATAGTAAAGCAACTCTTAACATCAGTCCCCCTCTTTATGAGGCCATTGATGAGAATGATGTTGTGGAATTACCTCTTTCTGTAACAACTTCAGATCAGAACATTGCATTCACTGAAAATGCAATTGCCCTTGCCATGGTGCCTCTTGATACACCGATGGGTCCTGGAACTGATTCTTCAGTCGTTTCTCATAATGGTTATTCCATGAGAGCCTCGATTACTTATAACCACGCCAAGAAGATCGATGAGGTCTCACTTGACGTTCTTGTAGGTGCTAAGGTTGTTCAACCAGAGATGGCAGTTAGAATTCCAACTGCTTAATTGACACTGACCCAGCCTTAACGGGCTGGGTCTTTTAAAAAGGAGTGATATGCTTACTGAGATGGTTGATTCTGAGAATCCTTCAAAAATTGTTAAAGTTAGAGACGCGGATATAGAACGCTTCAGGAATGAAGGTTTCATCCTCAAAAGTGAAAAAAAAGTGGAGGAGAAAAAACCTGCGGAGAAACCGACTTTAAAGAAAAATACTAAATATAGCAGATAATGGCTGTATCCACTCTCGTAGCCACTGCGAAGGGAGCATCGTCTAACTCCTTCGTAACTCGAACTGATGCAAATCAGTATTTCGATGACCGTCCTGGAAACTCGACCTGGACTGCTGCGACTGATGATCAGAAGGATCAAGTCTTATTGTTCTCCACCAAGATGTTGGATAAAGTCTACCGTTATAGGGGGGAAAAGACTACTACCACACAATCCCTCGCCTGGCCAAGGCGATATGTCCCTGATCCTGATCCCGATCTTGAATATAAAGCTGAAAATCTTCGTCTTCGTGAAATATACATGGATGAGGACGCAATTCCTAATCGGGTTAAATACGCTACTTATGAACAGGCTATAGCCCTTTTAAAAGATGCTTCCCGAGTGGAGGACCCCGGTCTCGCCCAATTTAATAAGCTTAAAATTGAGGGGGTTGTAGAAATGGAAGTCAATTCCAATAAGCTTCCCCGACAGATATCTAGAGCTGCTAAAGAATTCATACAACCCTTCCTTCGATTCGGAGGACATCCAACCCTTATAAGGACATGAGCATCAACGCTGTAGTTGAAAATATTGTCGATAAGGTGTTTGATGGTACACTGGTATCTGGATTGGATATCACGCGTTCTGGGACGTATACAAGGCGAACTGAGTCATCCTTCAATCCTACCACCGGAGGTCGTACTGTAGGTTCAAACGGCACTACGATCACAGTAATAGATAAGGGTAATTCTTTCTATTATGAGGATGGGGTTCAAAAGAAGGCACGAAAATTTCTGTGTAAAGATTTTACGGGTATCGATTTTTCAGATATTTCGAATGATCGAGTGACTATAGATTCTTTAGAATATAAAGTCGTTTCAGTAAAACCCGTGAGGATGGGCTCGACTGATCTTGCTTATGAGATCCAAGGTGGAGTATTATCATGATAGGAAAAGTCAAAGTAAAACATTCCTTGACTGAAAAATTCTATGGAGGACAGCATAATTTTACTCTCTTCGTGGATGATTTCATGGAGATGACAGAGGATCTATGTACAAAGATGCAACGAACAGTCATACATGATACCTATACGTATATAGTAGGTGAAGTACCAAGTTCAACGGGAGCAACTGAGATAGGTACTCCAGTGGATACGGGTCGTGCTGCTGCAAGTTGGGATCTGACTATAGGTTCACCGAGTAGAACTATGGAACCTGAAAGCCCTCATAAACGGTTTAAGAAGGGTACGAGGTTGAAATACAGGTCAAAAAGTCGTAAAGTAAAGGATGCTAAAAGAATCATCCGATCGGCAAAACTCGATTCTAAGGTGTACATAACCAATAATCTACCTTATGTAGAAAATCTGGAACACGGTTATTCGAAAAAGAATAGGTATTTTGTGGCTAAGGCCATCTCTAGAGTAAAAGCCGAGAATGATCTCAGAAGAATAAAAACTCCTAGCTATGCTAAATAATGTCAACTGTCGAGGGACAACTTTATGATCACTTCAACTCCAATTTACCGGGAGGTCTGACCGTAGCATGGATGTCTCAAAATATAAGATTTTCACCTGTTTCGACAACTGAGTATGTATTACCCTTTGTAGAATTAATGACTTCAGTATCCAGAGAAATTCCTCACCAGTCGACGAATTCTATGGTTGCTGAAGACTATATTTTCTCGCTTAATTTGTTGGTGCCTCTTGATTCTGGGACTCAGAGTGCACGTAGTTATGTTGATAGTTTCCGTACCCTGTATCACAAGAAGACTATCAATACGACTAATCACGACTATCATTTTGATGTCATGATTAGTAGAACTGGATCAACGTCGGACGCTTTTCCAGAACATTTCGAAATTCCTGTGGCAGCGAATTTCAGATTGTATAGAACTTAATATTTCTATTTTAAGGAGTCTCCTATGTCAAATATGCCAACCAATTTTACTCGATATCGTTCTACGGATGTTTATGTTACGGCAGAATCATCCGCCTGGAGTGGTACCGATAGTGGTCCGACGGCCCCTGCTGCTGCGGATTATTTCTTTGTTTCCGAGGTGCCTTCGATGGCACAAGCAGGAAATTACTCGGATTTCTCCGAAGTGGGTTCTGAACTCATTACGGGAAGACGAGTATTGAATTACGTAGAATACACAGCCTTTGATTTGGGCTTCTACGCAAAACCAGACGATGTTGCTGGGCAAGCTCCTGCTGAAGATGGTCTCCTCGAGAGTTTCTTTGGAACTAAAAGTACTGCTGGATCAAAAGTAACTTATACTTTTTCCAATACAATGAAAACCCATTCTATTTGGGCTCTTCAAAAAGGTGCTGTAATTACAGATGCGAGGCAAGTATATGCTGCTGCAGGATCTGTTCCAACTTCACTCGCCATCTCTCTTGCAAAGGATGGTCCTGTAACATATACAATGGGATTTCAAGCACCTCGCATATTCTATGGAGGAACTTGTGAGCTTGCATCTGCATCTCATGCAGGTTCCACGTTGACGGGAACCATTGATGCTCCGCTAGCTTATAATGGAGCTACTATCAATGCTGCAAATTCATTGTTCGTTAATTTACCCGTAGGTGTTTATAACGGAACGACTGCAATTGCCGACGGTGGTGGCGCTGGTATTGCCGTTGCAACAGCAAGTAGTGAGAATGGTGAATTTACTATAGCCCTTGGTTCTGATCCAAGTGCTGCTGATGGTCATTTAGTCCAGCCAATTCTTCCCACAATGGCAGCGGCAGTTCCGTTGATGAACGATGGTTCTACTGCATTTAAAGTCATGGATCAGACTGACGTATCCTTCTATTTTGGAGGTCAGGATCCCAGTTCGGACGAAACTACCTTGATTGCTGATGCTTATAAGATTAACGCAACGGCACTTAGTATGGATTTCGACCGTGGAATTACAACTCCGGCTTTGACTGAAATGTCAGGATCAGCTTTTGCTGATGCCAACTACGTCATGAATGAGCTTGGAATTACTGGAAGCGCAACTATTCTTTGCCGACCTTCTGAGATTCCTAAACTGGAATCAATCCGCCGAGATCCAGTGAAATCATTTGCTATTCGAATTAAGAGTTCGACGTGCAACGTAGATTTCTATGCTCCAGCAGCTCACTTTGAAATTCCTTCAATCAGTGAAGCGGATGGTGTCTGTCAGTTGGAAATGTCCTTCACAGTTGTAAAAGGGACTAAAACTGCTGATGCGAGCAAATTCAAACTCATCTACTCATAAGAGGATTCATGAGTTCATTTAAAATCTACTTTGGAACAGGTGTAACTCTCACGACTGAAGAGGAAGATGGTAAGGTCTCTTCAATCAAGTGGGAGGGTTCCCAAGCTGATCAGATTATACCTGGGATAGCCGTCGAGCTAGGAATGAAAATTTCTGGTGTAGCCCCAGCCTTAGAAGCATTCGGGTGGGAATTTGAGGAAGATTCTTCCTCTTCTTCCTCTTCTTCCTCATCCGACTCTAAAAAGAAGAAGAAATCCATCTTCTCGAAAGATGAAGAATCTTCTGAATAGGTGACGGCATGGGTCGGCCCAGAGGGTATGCCCCGATCCCTCTGCCGTCTCTCTTTTTTTGAGAAAACTTCGGGGCGATTCTCTATCTCGGGGTTTTTATTATGTCATTAGATTTTGAAACGGTAGAAGATAGTTTTCGCATCCCTCACCCGGACGCAATAG